CTGCGACTGTGCTGTCTGCGCCTGTGGCACCTGTTGTCCCTGTGGCACCTGTTGGGCCAGCTGGGCCTTGTGGGCCTGCGACTGTGCTGTTTGCGCCTGTGGCACCTGTTGGACCTGTTGGACCTGTTGGACCCGTTGCACCCGTGGCACCTGTTGCGCCACTACCACCAACTCCAGTGTAAGATATGGTAAGAGTATTTCCTACAGGAGTTATAGAAATATCTGTTCCTGCTAAGAGTTCTATTACTCCAGTGAGACCATTGATAGACACGACATATTGGGATGGAATATTTCCAGTTGCTCCCTGTGGACCAGTTGGACCTGTTGCGCCATTGGCACCAGTAGCACCTGTTGCACCCGTTGCGCCAGTCGCACCCGTGAATCCACCACTTCCACCGCCACCCCCACCACCAATGAGAATAGTTTCGCCAGTCGTTCCACCAACATACAACAACGCATCGGTGACATTGACGGCAAGTTCACCGAATGTCAAACCCGAAGGTATTACACCTCCAGTTGAACCTCTCTTGATCTTGATGGTGATATCAGACATAGTTCTCCTACTTTTACTTATTTATCCTAGAAAAGTCCACCGTCCAGCACAGATGGAAATGATCCTGTCGCACCTGTTGCTCCCTGTGGTCCTGTAGCACCCGTTGATCCTTGGGGTCCAGTTGCACCAAGGTATCCAGTAGCAGTTGATACTTTGTCCCAAGCAGAGCCATTCCATGCCCATGTGATGTTTCCATACACATAGGTCTGATTGAGTGAGGGGCTGTTGGGAAAGTTTATCGACATTAGACTAATTCAAACCATGAGAGATCGCAATAAGCATTCAATCCGTCTTCAGTTGGTGTCAATGTGAGAACAAATGTATCGGATACTCCTGTTTGAGTTCTCCCGAGTTGGAAGTTGAAATCATTTATATTCGAAATATCAAGTGATCCGCTGCTGCTGATGTATCCGCCGATGATATCGGTTCCACCAGTGACTTCTGTTGCTGTTACATTATAATCAACATTTCCATTGAAATGTGTTGACCAGGTATTTCCCGTCAAAGTTGGATTCAGAAGAATCCTGTATTGAACCGTGACTGGCTTGTTGTTTGTTCCTGGCTCAAGGACCACGCTTATATTTGAAGGAATGATCACCGAATCAATACGATTTGGATTCAGCCTTATCGCCATCATGGGATACTGAACATCCTGAGTTGTAAGGGTGGTGGGATTTGAACCATTCTTGGTGATGTTATATCGTCTGCTGAATCCTTCGTATCCACCTTCACTCATGACCGTGGTGCATATTTGGTGCAATGTACTTCCACTTGCCTGTGCCGTCTTGTTCTCAAGTTCATATCTGCAAGGAAGGACTGCCGTTGTCATGTATGTCGTTGGATGCACATTGTCGTTGTGGAATGTGTGTGCCACCACAGGTTTTCCATCAACGAAGAATCCTGTACGCACATCACCAACACCGAGCCATTCAATGTCCGTCCAGAAGATGTTTCCCTTGGTGATATCAATCGTTCTACCCGATGTTCCGCTTCCATCGAACACATCTCCATTCCAAGATGATTGCTCCACTTTTGTGATCGTATTCAATGACTGACTTGCAAGGCATATGGATAGGGTTAGTCCATCCTGCTGCAAGTAGACTCCATTGGCAGGAGTTCCAAATGTTGCTCCACCAGAGATGCCAAAGTATCCAACTCTCTGTAGCAATCCATCCTTTGGTTGGTTCATTGCGAATGTGTTGATCACCAACAGGGACTTTCCTGGCTGATATGCAAATACGCGCTTAGTCTCTCTAGTGACTTTGCTACCCGCCGTTGTCCCAACAGAAAGAAGTACAGCACTTTCATTCACCGCATATGTGGCAGTTCCACCAGTGACACCAAAGGTATCCCACTTGTCATTCGCCTGATATCTGTGCTGTGAATCGAAGAGTGTGAATGGCTGAGACACCTTGAGGCGATTGAAGCCATCTACCGCATTCGGAACGAATCCAACCTGATTGTTGAAAAGATAACTCATATGATTCTCCATCCATTCCTATAGATCATCTGTATGGCTCCATTGTTCAGATTGAGTATCGCGCTGCTCTGATTGTCGATGTAGTGCCCAGTAGAACCTTGTATCGTGATTTGCCTATGCACTCCATCACCAGCATGACCGCTCTCGTCTTTCACCACCATCTCCTTGCCGTTGACTATGTTGCCAGGAAGTATGACAGTCACAGGACCAGCATAACTCACACCGATGTAGTAGTCATTTGGAGAGGCATAATAGGTAGCACCCGTGATTCCTGTGGTGTTGTAGACCGCATTCAATGCACCATTGCCTATGAAGTCAACCCATATGATTCCAGAGTCGTCTGTAACGGCATGGTAGAGAAGACCAGCATCGGTATCGAACCACATGTCTCCTGCGGACATGCCAGTGGGAGCATTGTCCTGCTCATAGAAGTGAACGGTTCCCGATCCACCACCACCCGTGATGTTGACGATGACACCGCCACCAGACTGAGTTACTGACACCCCGCTACCACGGAAGTCGATGTCATTGATGGTGGAGCGAATGTACTTGCCATTCAACTTTACACCAACGCCACCACCCGATGCAGCAAGCCAATCCAACTTGGACAAGTCGAAGTTCTTGTTTGCAAGCGGAGCAAAGATGTGCTGCAACTTCTCAAGAAGGTTCTTGCTGTCAAGGGTGACTATCTTCTTTGTCTTGTCATAGACAAGTGGGTATTGAACATCGATGATGGCATCTTCACCAGCATCACCCTTTTCACCCTTGTCGCCTTTGTCTCCCTTAAGACCTTGAGTACCGACATCACCACGAAGACCCTGCGGACCTACTTCGCCCCTCTCGCCTTTCTCGCCCTTTGGACCTTGGAGTCCCTGCGGACCCCTTTCTCCTTTTTGACCTTTGATGCCGCGTTCGCCCCGTTCTCCTTGGAGTCCTCTTTCTCCCCGCTCTCCTTGGAGTCCTTGCGGTCCTTGTGGACCGACTTCTCCTTGGTCGCCCTTTTCGCCTTTTTGACCTTGGTCGCCTTTTGGTCCTTGTTCTCCTCTTTCTCCTTGGAGTCCTTGTTCCCCCCGCTCACCTCTTGGACCAGGCTCGCCAGTATCTCCCTTTTCGCCTTTCTCGCCGCGTTCTCCCTGCGGCCCCTGTTGTCCCTGCGGCCCAACTGGACCTCTTTCTCCAGGGAAGCCAGTATAGCCTCGTTCTCCGCGCTCACCTTTTTCCCCCTTTGTACTCGGTATTCCACCAGTTGCTTTACTTTGTTCCGTAATCGCTTCAGGCTTTTCTTTCCGAGTCTTCTGCTCATGGGGCTTCTCCTTTGGAATACTCCTCTCCACAAGTGAGAACATCATGTCTATCTTCAGGGGATCTCCCTTGAGGATAACATGTCCGACATCTTCATTGAAGAGACAGAGTCTACAACTGCCTTCACCTTTTTTGTAGATCGCGGGGAACACGGCTTCCGATTCGGAAACCACGGAGAACTGCATTCCACGCGGGACATCCTTTAGGTTGGCTGTCAACGAGAAAACATCGCCAAGTTGTCCCTTGGAGATGCTTCCTGAGCCAATGAAGCCGCTAAAGTTGTCTTGCATCCTATGGAAAACCCTCTCGTCCTATTTATGAAAACTCACGAAGAGCCTTCCAAGAATAGGGGAAGAAGGGTTCCACAATGTCAGAAATGGCCTTGGCATACTCCCTGACCTCCCATTGGGCATGGGAATCCGATCTCAACTTGCAGACACGGGCATAGGCAGATAGAGATCCCGTCCACCACCACTCCGTATAGGTTCCCTGTGGGAGGGCAAACCTTGCCTGTTCTGGTGCCACTCCCGCGCTCAGAAGATCCCTGTAGGTATCAAGGGCATCATCACAGGCATTTCTGTAAGTCTCATCCTGCATGGTCGTGCCTACCATGAAATCAGAACTTCCCTGCTTGGCTCCATCGGTCGGAGCGGATCTCCATGTCGGCACATAGTACTCAGGATCGTCCTTCACATAACGGCGGGACACTTCATTCTCAACGAATCCAACCTTGTGCTTGAAAAGTTGGGTGCGGATTGAGATGGGTGCCTTGATATGGAGACATATCTGAGGATGGGCGAACGGAGTCCAGTGCTTGTGTTTGGAAAGGTAGTTTATAAGTTTCTCATCTTTGTCTGTGAACTGAGAAACTTCCTTGGCAAAGGACACTCGCGCTGCATTGACCACCATGAGATCACTTCCCATGTGGTCGATGTACCTCACGAATCCCTTGTCGAGGACATCAATCTTCTTGTCCGTCTGCCGTACATCCTGTGTTGTCAACATATGTAAATTCCACTCCCTCCACATCTGTGAATGTCTTTGAATAATCAACAGCCCTCTTCCAAAGTTCAGGATTCATCTCACGAATATATTCCTGAAAATGATGTGTGAACTGGAGGAATGCCTGAGTTATCTTCTCGGCTTCCTCATGGTCGATGTCATCATCTAGATCGTCACTTTCTTCCATTTAGCAAACCTCAGTTTCGCTTCAGCACCGCTGCATGTGCCTTGTTTGATGGCCTTCATGATGGAAGGGATGTCTATTCCCGCCATCACCATGTCATTGATGTCCTTGTGTGTCATGGATGAATCCCATATCACCACATCGTGTCCAAGATCGATGTGCTTCTTCAACTGAGTGATGACAGCGACATTCCTCGGCTCGTTATCTATGCAGAAAATCAGTTTTCTTCCCTGCAAAGGCTTTGGAATATTTGAACCATCATTGATTCCGATCATTGCAACTGCATTTGGAATGAATAGTGAATCAAGCGGACCTTCAAAGACATAGACAACTCCATCCTTGTCCAATCGCTCCATTCCATACCACAACTTCTCAATGGTCTTGTCTCCCTTGAGAGTGATGTAACGGGCTGTCCTTCGTGCATTCCTGTCATCCTGAACTGACAATGCTCGACCCTGAGCCGCTACCATGTTTCCATGCTTGTCAAAGATAGGAATGACAAGGCGCGGTACAGCCTCAAGTCTAACATCGGGATCAACCAATCTTGACCATTGACCAAAGTCCTGAGCATAATAGAGTATGTCCCAATGCTTCTGTGGAATCTTTCTGAGTTCAATGAACTGGCGACACTTGTGGTTATCTGGTAGTTCAGAGACTTTCTGTAGTTCATCTAGTGGTGAACCTTTCTTTGCTTCGAAGGGCTTCTTGAATAGCCCGAACATCTCATCCTCCTTGGGTTTGGTGTAGTTGCAATGGCCTGTGTCTCCATTCCTCCACCGCTCAAGGGAGTATTCCTTGCACATTGCGGGGGCGAACATCTCAAGAAACTTGTACATCGTGTGACTCGCACCACAGTTGTGACATCTGTAGTACATGTCGTTCTGCTTCTGATAGAAATACCCACGCGCCTTTGCCTTGTTTTTCTTGGAGTCTCCGCACAGGGGACACCGAAAATTCGCAAGATCTTGTTTCTTCCAAGCGAATCTTTCGAGTCTAGGGGAGAGCAAGTTTATGTACTTCTTGTCGATGAATAGAGACATCAGTCGAAGTTCCAATCGTCATATTTATCTGCTGCGGAAGGTACTCCGTTTCGCTTTCCGCCATTCTTAACATTGTCTTCACTATCGTTGAAACCCCTGTCATCCACGACATCGCTGCCGACATCAATGAGTTTCATCTTTGATCTGTCAATGCCAATCACGAACTTCTTGTTCCTTGAGACATCATTGTAGCGATTCTTCAACTGCTTGACCATGACCTGACCCTGTTCCTCAAGTTCCTCTGTGGAGATGAGGGCAAACATAAGATCGGCTGTGGCGGGAAGACCGAATGATTCTGATGTATTCTCAAGACCAACATCTGAGTTGTTGAACCCACCGCGATTGACCTGAGTCGCTGAAAAGATGGGAACCTCAAACTCCTGAGCAAGACTACGAATTTCTTCAGCGATTGCCTTGATGAAAGTATAGGAATTCACACTTGCAGACATCTTCAATCTTGCGGATGCACAGATGTTCAGATAGTCGATGAAGATGATATCTGGTTCAAAGTTCTTCTTGGTCTTGAGATCATTCAACAATGCTCGGAAATGGTTTGCATTTGCCGTTGCCGTTGGATACTCCTTGATGATGAGTCTACCCGTGTACTTCTTACGAATCTGCTGCATCTTCTTGTTGTACAAGTCCGCTGGCAGTGCCTTGAGATCATCCATGGCTAGATCCATGAGGTTTGCATCGATGCGTTCCGCGATCCTCTCCTCTGCCATCTCACAGGTGATGTAGAGAACATCAAGATTCTGTGTCAAACAGGCAGATGCATGGTGACACATGAATAGAGACTTGCCGACACCCGTACCCGCCATCACGATATTCAAGGTTTTGCGAGGAACACCACCATTGGTGATGGTATTGAACTGCTCAATGTCAAATGGAATCTTGTTTTCAACGCGATGATAGAACTCGTACCGCTTGCCGTAGTCTTCGATGTAATCGTGACCGATGTTGGTATCGAATGACACCGCAAGGGCATCGGATAGCATCTTTGGTAAAGATCCAACATCCTTGTCCTTCGACTTTCCGTCGATGATATGGATTGATTCAAGAATTGCATTGTAGAGTGCCTTGTCCTTGCAGAACTTCTCAGTCTGCTCCACAAGCCATTCAAGATCTGGACTCTTTATGTCTTCGAACATCTTGTCTAGATTCACGATGCATTGCTTCATCGTCTCGGGTTCGATGTTCGTCTTGGCATCTAGGAGGATTTCCAAGGCACCGCGAGTCGGCATGGAGTTGTATCGCTGAATATAGTCAGACACCATTCTGAACAAAATCTTGGTGTCCCTATCAGCGAAATAGTCCTCCTTGAGGAAGGGGAGGACTTTTCGGAAGTACTGGTCGTTGCGCGTCAGTTCACGCAGGATGGTCAGTTCGATCATGTAGGTAAGTATAGTGTGAGATCAAGTGATGTCAAGATTCTTTATCCATTCCTCTACAGATATTTTTGGTTCCCACTTAAGTTTGGATGTTATTCTTTGAATGTTT